CGTCCAGCCGCAGCACCGGCACGACCGGGCGCGCGGTCGCGGCCAGCGCGGCCAGATCGGGCGCCGCGTCGACCCAGGCGCCGTCGGCGCGCAGTTCCGCCGCCAGCACCCGCCACGAGCGCAGCACGTCCGCGCTGTCGCGCAGCGCATGCGCCAAGGCCGGCGTCCAGCGCCGTTGCCAGACATAGGCATCGTTGGGCAAAGGAGGCGTGGCGCGTTCGCAGGCCGCCAGCAGCAGGGCGCAGAGCGGCAGCGCGCAAAGTGCCGCGAGGCGCCGGCCGCGCCTGGCCACGCGAGTGATGCGCGACCCCTGCATGATCAGGCGCGGGCGTGGCGACATGGGTAGGCGGGACAGCGTTTGAATAAAGGCGTGGGACGCGGGTTCGACGAATGCGTGATTCTATCCTTGACGGCGCAATGGGTATTAGCACTCGACCTGCCCGGCTGCCAATTGATCGCGCGATAGCGCATGGCGATCGCGGGGATAGCGTTTGCCGGCGCGGCTTGCGGCGGGATCGCAGCAAGTTTGGGAACGATTTTCGCGACACGGGCTAAGGGTTGTCGATGGTGTTTTTTTACCCTGTAGCCCCAAATGAATTGCCACAAAACCGTCAATTGGGCTTAAGCTAGGCCATGACTTGGCGCTACGCGCGCATGGCTTGCACCACGACCCGCCACGCGCCCTCGTCACCACGGATTCCAGTATCGCGTACCGGCGCTTTCACACACCGGATCGATACTTGCTGAACGCAGTCGCTGTCGCGCCGTTCAGACCGTTCGCTGCCATCGCATAGCGAACGCACCGGACTTGCGTCCGGATCATAAGAATCCACCGGGATATCGCTCATCCCTTCAAATCATTGCTGACCATTTCATGCATGGACGCATCCCGTGCGCGTTCTACAGCAATATGCTGAAGGCGAACGAGTGAACTTATTCACGTTGGTTGCAATCCCTGACGGAACTTGTGTCCGAAGGGCGCAGCCTAAACGGAAAGGGCCCGATCGTGCTCATGGTTGATGTGTGGCGAAAGCAACATACGACCGTGCCGAAATTGCTAATAGCGAGATTGACTAGTCACGCTGAAGCACTGAGGCACACAATGGGGACACGTAGGGACGTCATGGCTTTTTCGCGTGTTGTAGGAGGTTTCCGTGCAAAACATCGTCGAAGGCTTCAAGTCGCAGTATGCAAGAGAACAGGAGTCAGAGCTCTCTCTCGAGGAGTATCTGGATCTCGCCCGACGCGACCCGATGGCGTACGCCAGCCCCGCTGAGCGCATGCTGGCGGCGATTGGCGAACCTGAAATCGTGGATACGCGCAACGACCCACGTCTTTCCCGTTTGTTTTCCAACCGGACCATCCGGCGCTATCCAGCGTTCCAGGAGTTCTACGGCATGGAGGACGTCATCGGGCAGATCGTGGCGTTCTTCAAGCACGCCGCGCAGGGACTGGAAGAGCGCAAGCAAATCCTCTATCTGCTGGGGCCGGTCGGCGGCGGCAAGTCGTCCATCGCCGAACGCCTCAAGGTGCTGATGGAGAGCTTCCCCATCTACGCGCTCAAGGGCTCGCCGGTGAACGAGTCGCCGCTTGGCCTGTTCCACCCGGAACGCTTCGGCGACACGCTCGAAAAGGAATACGGCATTCCGCGCCGCTACCTCACAGGCATCATGTCGCCGTGGGCGGTCAAGCGGCTGAAGGAGTTCGACGGCGACATCTCGCAATTCCGCGTGGTGCGCCTGAACCCGTCGGTGCTGCGCCAGGTAGCGATCGCCAAGACCGAACCGGGCGACGAGAACAATCAGGACATCTCGTCGCTGGTCGGCAAGGTCGACATCCGCAAGCTCGATCGCCATTCGCAGGACGACCCGGACGCCTACAGCTATTCCGGCGGCCTGTGCCTGGCCAACCAGGGCCTGCTCGAGTTCGTTGAAATGTTCAAGGCGCCGATCAAGATGCTGCATCCGCTCTTGACGGCGACCCAGGAAGGCAACTTCAAGGGCACCGAGGGTTTCTCGGCGATCCCGTTCAACGGTTGCATCCTGGCGCACTCGAACGAGTCGGAATGGCAGACCTTCCGCAACAACAAGCACAACGAGGCGTTCCTCGACCGTATCTATATCGTCAAGGTGCCTTACTGCCTGCAGGTCTCGGAAGAAGTCCGCATCTACGAGAAGCTGCTGCATCACAGCTCGCTGTCGACGGCGCCGTGCGCGCCGGGAACGCTGGACATGATGGCGCAGTTCTCGGTGCTGACCCGGCTGAAGGAGCCGGAGAATTCCAGCATCTACTCGAAGCTGCGCGTCTATGACGGCGAAAGCCTGAAGGACGTCGATCCGAAGGCCAAGGCGTTGCAGGAGTACAAGGACTACGCCGGCACCGACGAGGGCATGAACGGGGTCTCGACACGCTTCGCGTACAAGATCCTGTCCAGCGTCTTCAACTACGACCAGACCGAGGTGGCGGCCAATCCGGTGCACCTGATGTACGTGCTCGAGCAGCGCATCGGGCGCGAGGACTATCCGGAGGAAATCCGCCGGCGCTACCTGGAGTTCATCAAGGGCTTCCTGGCGCCGCGCTACGCCGAGTTTATCGGCAAGGAGATCCAGACCGCGTATCTGGAATCGTATTCGGAGTATGGCCAGAACATTTTCGACCGCTACGTCACGTTCGCCGACTGCTGGATCCAGGACGAGGAATTCCGCGACCCGGAAACCGGCGAGAGCTTCGACCGCAGCGCCCTGAACGACGAACTGGAGAAGATCGAGAAGCCGGCCGGCATCGCCAATCCGAAGGACTTCCGCAATGAGATCGTGAACTTCGTGCTGCGGGCGCGCGCCAACAACAACGGCCGCAACCCGACCTGGACCAGCTATGAAAAGCTGCGCGAAGTGATCGAGAAGAAGATGTTCTCGAATACGGAGGACCTGCTGCCGGTGATCTCGTTCAACGCCAAGGCGTCGGCCGAGGACAAGTCCAAGCACCAGAGCTTCGTGGATCGGATGGTGGAGAAAGGCTACACGGAAAAGCAGGTCAGGCTGCTGTGCGAGTGGTATCTCCGTGTGAGGAAGTCTTCCTGAGCGAGGTGAATCATGAATTCACTGATCGATCGCCGTCTTAACGGGCGCAACAAGAGCGCCGTTAACCGGGAGCGCTTTCTGCGGCGTTACAAGGACCAGATCCGCAAGGCGGTCCACGGGATGATCCGCGACCGCTCGATCCAGGACATGGATCAGGGCGGCGAGATCAACCTGCCCGCCCGCGATATTTCCGAGCCGACCTTCCGGCACGGCGCGGGCGGCGACCGGGAAATGGTGCATCCGGGCAATCGCGAGTTCGCCAAGGGCGACACGTTCGACCGGCCTCAGGGGGGAGAAGGCCAGGGCGGCTCCGAGCCCGGCGAGGGCGAGGCGGTCGATCAGTTCACCTTCAGCCTGTCGCGGGCCGAATTCCTCAACCTGTTCTTCGAAGACCTGGAACTGCCTCACCTGGCGCGCACCCAGCTGGGCGAGGTCAGCCAGAAGAAATGGCAACGCGCCGGCTATACCACTACCGGCTCGCCCAGCATGCTCAGCATCAGCCGCACGCTGAAGTCGTCGCTGGCGCGGCGGGTGGCGCTGAGCGTGAAGGCGCGCGCCGACCTGGAAGACGCGGAAGAACGCCTGGCCAAGGCCAAGGCGGCGGGCGCGCCCGCCGACCAGATCAAGGCCCTGGAGCAGGATGTCGAGGACTGCCGCGAGCGCCTGGCGCGCGTGCCGTTCCTGGACGATCTGGACCTGCGCTACCGCAACCGCGTGTCGGTCGCGATCCCGATGGCGCGCGCGGTCATGTTCTGCCTGATGGACGTGTCCGGCTCGATGGACGAGGGCAAGAAGGACCTGGCCAAGCGTTTCTTCACGCTGCTATACCTGTTCCTGTCGCGCAAGTACGAGCACGTCGACCTGGTCTTCATCCGCCATACCGACAATGCCGAGGAAGTGGACGAGCAGACCTTCTTCTACGATCCCAAGAGCGGCGGCACCATCGTGCTGTCGGCGCTGGAGCTGATGCGCGAGATCGTCGAGAAGCGCTATCCGCCCACGGCCTGGAACGTGTATGCGGCGCAGGCCAGCGACGGCGACTCGTTCGGCGCCGACGCGGGCAAGAGCGCGCGCTTTTTGGCCGAGCACCTGCTGCCGGCCACGCGCTACTTCGCCTATATCGAGGTGCCCGACTCGCAGGAGGCGCGCAAGAGCAGCCTGTGGGCGGAATATGAACAGAAGCTGGCGCCGCATTTCGTGATGCGGCGGATTTGCGATCGCGGGGAAATCTATCCCGTGTTCCATGACCTGTTCAAGAAGGAAACCGTATGAATGCCATCCTGGGCGCACTGGTGGAGCCGGAATCGGCCGACAGCCCCCGGCCGTTGTCGCAAGGTTCCGAATGGACGTTCGAACTGATCCAGTCCTATGACGACGCGATCTCGCAGGTCGCGCGCGAGTACGGGCTGGACACCTATCCGAACCAGATCGAGGTCATCACCTCGGAGCAGATGCTGGACGCGTACGCGTCGGCGGGCCTGCCCATCGGCTATCCGCACTGGTCGTACGGCAAGGAGTTCATCCGCAACGAGCAGTACTACCGGCGCGGCATGCAGGGCCTGGCCTACGAGATCGTGATCAACTCCAACCCTTGCATCGCATATCTCATGGAAGAGAACTCCATGACGATGCAGGCGCTGGTGATCGCGCACGCCTGCTACGGCCATAACTCGTTCTTCAAGGGCAACTACCTGTTCCGCCAGTGGACCGACGCCGACGGCGTGCTGGACTACCTGGTGTTCGCCCGCAAGTACGTGATGGACTGCGAGGACCGCTACGGCATCGACGCGGTGGAGGCGCTGCTGGATTCCTGCCACGCGCTGTCGCACCATGGCGTGGACCGCTACAAGCGGCCGACGCCGATCTCGTACAAGGAAGAGGCCGCGCGCCAGGCCGAGCGCCAGGAGCACGCGCGGTTGCAATACAACGACCTGTGGCGCACGCTGCCGCGGCTGGAGGCCGACAAGGACGAGCGGGTCGCCGCGTCGGTGTTCCCGCCCGAGCCGGAAGAGAACCTGCTGTACTTCATCGAGAAGTATTCGCCCAAGCTGGCGCCGTGGCAGAAGGAACTGGTGCGCATTGTGCGCAAGGTGGCCCAGTACTTCTATCCGCAGACCCAGACCAAGGTGATGAACGAAGGCTGGGCCACGTTCTGGCACTACACCATCCTGAACCGGCTGCACGAGAAGGGACTGGTCAACGACGGCTTCATGATGGAGTTCCTGCAGAGCCACACCAACGTGGTCAGCCAGCGCGGCTTCGACGAACGCGGCTACGGCGGCATCAACCCGTACGCGCTGGGCTTCGCGATGATGTCGGATATCCGCCGCATCTGCGAAAAGCCCACCGACGAGGATCGCCGCTGGTTCCCGGACATCGCGGGAGGCGATTGGCTGAAGACGCTGGACTTCGCCATGCGCAACTTCAAGGACGAGTCCTTCATCTCGCAGTACCTGTCGCCGCGCCTGATCCGCGAGTTCCGCTTCTTCGCGATCTCGGACCACCAGGCCAATCCCAAGCTGGAGGTCGCCGCGATCCACGACGACGAGGGTTACCGCGACATCCGCCGCCTGCTGGCCGCGCAGCACAACCGAGACAATCTGGTGCCGGACATCCAGGTGGTCCGCTTCAACCGCGACACCGACCGTTCGCTGGTGCTGCGGCACCTGAAGAGCCGCGGCCGGCCGCTCGCGGCCGAGGACGCGGAGCAGGTGATGAAGCATCTGGCGCGGCTGTGGGGCTTCCGGGTGCGGCTGGAGGAGACCGAACCCGACGGCACCGTCAGTTCGTACCGCGAGCAGGATCCGCCCAACGCTTGAGCGGCCAAGGGCTGCCCCGGGCAACTGCGTCCGGGACAGTCGCCACCGGGTGCGCACGGGCGCCCGTGGCAAAAAGGGGACGCAATCGCGTCCCCTTTTTCTGGGGCCGCTACGCCGCTGCAGCTTTCTTGCCGATCTGCTAGAATCGCGGATTCGCATTTTCAGCAATGCGTACCGGATCAGGACAGGTGGCCGAGTGGTTGAAGGCGCACGCCTGGAAAGCGTGTATACGTCAAAAGCGTATCGGGGGTTCGAATCCCCCTCTGTCCGCCAAGATTTCTACAAGAGTTGCCAAGCATTGCCCGGAAACCCGCATGAACATTGGTTCTGCGGGTTTTTTCTTGCCCAGGCTTGCCAAGCGAGCACCACTAGAAGCAACCCCATAAATCGGGTACTTTCGCGGGTATCTCGGCCCAGGTGGGCCGAATTTCTCAAAAAGTACCCGTTTTTCATAGGGGAGATATGGCCACGCTCGCCAAGCTGACAGATACCGCAATCCGCACCGCCAAGGGCAGGGATAAGCCCTACAAGATGGCCGACGGAGGCGGGCTTTACATCCTGGTCAAACCCGATGGCACGCGTTACTGGCGGTACAACTACCGGCACGCCGACAAAGATCGCACCATGGCATTCGGCGTCTATCCCGAGGTAACCGCTAAGGCTGCACGGGAAAGGCACGCGGCCGCGCGCGCGCAGCTCGCCGCCGGCGTGGACCCGATGGCAGAACGCAAGCAGGAGCGGCACGCAACCCGGGCCGCCGCGGCCGATGACTTTGAAGGCATCGCGCGGGAGATGTGGGCCAAGAAGCTGGCCAGCGGCAAGTCGGTGGGCTATGTAGAGGAAGTCGTTGCCAAGCTGGAAAAGGACGTTTTTCCGTGGATCGGCCGGCGGGCGATAGCAGGCATCACAGCGGCCGACATCCTGGCCATCCTGGAGCGGGTTGAGGCACGGGCGCCGGAAACCGCGCGACGACTTCGCGGCTTCGTTGGCGAAGTGTTCCGATATGCGATAGCTCGCAATAAGGCCAAGGGCGACCCCACGCAAGCGCTGCGCGGGGCGGTCATCACGCCGAAGACCCAGCACTTCGCCGCCATCACCGACCCGGCCGCCTTTGGCGAGCTGCTGCGCAAGATGTATGCATATCGTGGGGAGCTGGTCACGCGCGCGTTACTGCGGATGTCGCCGCTGGTGTTCCAGCGGCCATCGGAGCTGCGCGAGGCCAGATGGGATGAATTCGACCTGGTCGGAAAGAACTGGGGTGCGCCTATGTGGGAGATCCCGGCCGAGCGCGCGGAGGCCGAAGGGGACACGAAAATCACTCGCACTGGCTGGGAATCGCACCTGGTGCCGCTGTCGCGCGAGGCGGTCAGCATCTTGGAAGCCCTGCGGCCGGCAACGGAGCACACGGGGTGGGTGTTCAAGTCGAACAGAAAGACGGATCAGCCCTTGTCTGAGGGGGCCATCCTGGCCGCGCTGCGGCGCCTGGGGTATGCCAAGAAGATGACCGCGCACGGTTTCCGTGCCTCGGCGCGGACACTGGCGGCCGAACGGATGAAGGCCGATGAGCGCGTGCTTGAGCTGCAGATTTCGCACAAGGTTGTAGACGCCATGGGGCGCGCCTACAACCGTACTGCCTTCCTCGATGAGCGCATCGCGTTTATGCAGCAGTGGGCCGACTACATCGAGACGTTGGCGAGGCATCCCGCCTCGCCGTTGGTACTCGTCAAGGCGGCTTAGGGCCGCGCCTTGGGCGCTTGGTAGCCAGAGGGATCATCAATCCAGCGTAGCACCTCGGCGCCGCGATACTTCACCCCTCGCTCACCCGTCTTTACCTTGGGCGGGGCGGTGCCGTCTATGACGCGGATGCGCCAGGTTTCGCGGCTGACGCGGACAAACGGCTCGATTTCTGTCCAGGAATACAGGGCGCCAGAGAGCAGCTTTTCCAGCTCGAGCCGCCTGCGCTGGCGGGGCTTCGGATTCTTGCTCATGTTGCATTTCCATCCACGATACCCGCCGCCCTGAATATCGCCAGTCGGGTCGCCGCGCATCGGTCGCCGCCGCAATTACGGAAGCTGACAGTAGCGGAGAACTTGCCCTTTGCTGTGACTCGGCCGTACTGTTGTTTGATGGAAATGTGGTGCTCGATGGCAAGGCGCAGAGCATAGCCATCATGGTCTTCGTTCGGCAAGAACTGCGGTGGCTTGTGGCCGGTGTCAGTTTTCTTTGGTGGCATCGCGGGGGCTTTGCAATGCAGTCCATACGATTTTGGGTCAACCATGTCTATTCCTCGATGTCTGCCGCACTCGCTCGCTTAAAGTCGCGGCGCGGTGGCGAAAATTGGGCGGGGTGGGGAGGCTCGGACAGCGCGGGCGGTGCTGCTGGCGGTGGGCGGTAGCGGGCAGCGCGGGGCTGCGCGAGCGTCAGTGCAGTGATTTCCAGGCAGCGGGCTAGCACGGGGGATCGTAGGGCCTCGGCCAAGGTGCCGCGTAGCCGCGCGGCCGCGTGGGCCTGGGCGAGTAGTGCAGGGGTTGGCTTCAGCATGCCTATGCCCCCTTCTTGAAGACCCAGCAATGCACCGTCGATGCTTTGCTGCTGCCGGCCTGACTGCTGTTGTGGCGGATCCGGCTCTTGACGGTCTTGACGCCCAGGAACTTGTACTGTCGGCTCGTGCGAAGAACTTTCTTCAAGTCGCGCAGCGGCGGCACCTGCTGGCGGTGGCTCGCGGCCACTTCGATGAACTGGTTCAGGTTGACGGCAATCACGCCCTCATCGCAGGAGTGATTCAGCTGCGGCGACATCTCGTCGTCACCGTTCAGATACGCATACGCGTCCCAGAACTCCTGTACCAGTGGATGGTCCGCGTTGAGGACCAGTTGGCGCGCCGTGGCCATATTGGCCACATACTGCACGGATTCGGCGTGCTGCTCGTCGCTCATGGGCACAAGGAGCCTTAACGCGTCAAGCAATGACATCAGCTGACCATGGCACTCCCCGATTCGGATCATGCGCACTTCGCGGCGGTCCAGAATCGCGCGGCGGTAGACGGGCATGCGCTCTTTCACGATATGCATCACGTCGGCCTCGCGCTTGACGGCCGTCAGGATGAAATGGGAAACCTCTTCAACGGTCGTGGTCTCCAGCGCTTTCGCCGCCTCATAGGATGCCGGCGATTGATCGGAGCGGTCGATGCGCACATGGACAATGCGTGAGAGGATGGCTTCCGATGCGTTGACCTCGTTGTTTTGGGCGATGACGATGGAGGCCCGGAACGGAGGTTCATAGGTCTCGTTCCCTCCATTGGCCACCCCACGCGACCGAATGCTGCGGCCGTTGAAGGCCGTTTTCAGCTCGTCCCAATCGAAGGATTTAACGTGGGTCTTATCTTCCGAAAGTCGCTCACGGTCTGATTCGATGAGAACAATAGGTAGGCCGGCGACCTGCGCGAAATTGCGCGCACGGGCCGCAACGGTGGCCTTCGAGGGATCGAAACCTTCGTAGTTTTTCCGCCCTAGCAGCTTCCACAGAAAGTCGATGAGAGTGGACTTGCCGGAGCCGGCTTCGCCGACAATTTCAAGAAACGGATAAAAGCTCTGGCAGGCGCGTATCTGTTCGGAAAATAGAGATCCCAGCCAGTAGGCCAGGGCGACAGCGCCGCGCGGTCCGAACGCTGTCCAGAGCTTTGCAAACCAGTCCGTCGTGTAGTCGTTGGCATCCTCATTGATTTTCAGGTCCACGGACTGGCTCAGGGACTTCACCGACAGCTTGCCTATGTCGAAGTAGTCCTCGGCGTTGATGTGGAAGACGGTGCCATCCTTCACGGCCAGTTTGCCCAGCACGAAGCAGCCGTGATCCCGGCTGTAGCCCGTGAAATCGACCGTTTCAACGCGCTTGATGTTGTAGAGCCGGCGCTCCATCATCTTGTCCAGGTGGTGCCCCTGGCCCGAGAACATGGCGCCCGGCGCAATGGCTAGAAGGCGCTTCTTGAATTCGCTGGCGGTCGATACCTGGGATGACGTGAAGGTGTTCTTTACTGGTGGCCCGTCGTGCGGAAACTCGACGCGGAAGTAATACCAGCTCTCGTCCGTCAGCCTGTTCTCTTGGAAATAGAGGGGCTTGGGATAGCAATTAGAAATTTGGCGGATGCCGCCTGCCTCGCGCAGCGCGAGCGCGCGCAGCTCGTCGGTTGCAAGTTGCTCCTTTGCTTCGTTGCCGATCCGATCCATCGCCTTTTGGTAGGCGTCGATATCCATCCGAAACCAGTACAGGCGCTTGCCGAACTCGAAGTCAAATTCGGTACGGCTGTTGTCATGTTCGTAGAGAAGCAAGGCTTTTTCGGTTGCCGACTTGGCCAGCAGTACCGCCCCGTGGTGCAAATAGAGCTTGCGCCCTTCGGCGGAAAGGCGGTGCTTACCGGGATCCTCGGTGTTGCGGTCTAGCAGATACAGGTCATTCCAATCGCGCTTTATGCGTCCGTCCTGCGGGATGATGGCGGCCTTGCAGGTCCAGCCATCGTCCTGGGCGCGTTCTACGAACTTGCGGATGAAGCTGCGGCCAGCACTATCCCCATCGAGCGCCCAAACCAGGTGTGGGAGGTTGTTGGGGCGTGCGTCCGCCACCGCGCGCAGGGAAACGCTGGGGTAGTTGTTGCAGGAGAGCAGGGCGGCGGCGTGGATCCCGAGCGACCAGAGCGCTATCGCGTCGAATATGCCTTCGACGAGCCACAGTTCGGCAACCTTGGCAATATCGAACCCGGGCGGGGTCCACCATTCGCCCACGTAGCTACCGCCATATTGGAAGCGGGCCTTCTTCTTGCCGAAGCGACTAGGCTGGTCTATCAGGCGTTCCCAATAGGACCGCGCAACGGGGAAGCGAACCGTTGCGGATGTGATGCCTTTCTCGCGGTCGTGATAAGTCTCCTGCGTGTAGCAGCCCTTCAGCTTGGAAATGTCGAATCCGCGCGCGTGAGCGAGATAGGCATCAGCCGCGGCGTTCGGGTTGGTCTTGGCCTCTTCTGCGTAGCGAGTGGACCAGTGATCGAATATCTCCGGGAACAGGTCTTTTACGTGGCCCTCGTAGCCGCAGTTGTTCAATCGGCCACACCGCAGCACCCATGGATGCTCCGCGTTCGTGTAAAGCTCTTTCTTGTTGCAGGCAGGGCATCGGCCTTGGCGAAGCCAGCCGGAGCGATCTTTGAAGTCGTACGCCTGTAGGCGCTCCATGACCTCGCGGTGAATATCGGGCTTCATGATCAAGCCGTCAGGTTGCGTTCGCGCAGGGCGCGCATGGCGGCGGCGTGGACGGCGCAGGCAGCGGTAAGCATGTGGCCGGACACGGCGGCATCGCCAGCGGCGGCAGTCAGAAACAGGGATTGCCCCGGTTCATAGGCGCCACGAACAAGGTATGCGGTCAACTTGGCCAACGCCTTTACCTCATCGTCGTCCATGTGTGCCTCGATGCGGGCGTGCACGGAAATGGCGGGCATATTCAATTCCTTCAGAAAACAGTTACCCGTGGCGGGCGCGAGAACGCCCGCCAGCTAGACGGAAAACAGGGGATAGGGGGTTAGTGGGGTCGCACTTGACGGCGCGCCTGGGCGGCGTCGTAGGCGTCCAGAATGCCGCCAAGCTCGGCGGCGGAAATCACGCGGGTATTGCCGGAAGCACGTTCAACAACAAAAAGGGCATGGCTCGTGCTGCGGTCCATGTCCAGGCTGACACGGCTGCGGGCGCTTGATATCTCGGCAATTGCCTGCGCCGCTTGTGTTGCGGCCGTGCGCTTCGAGCAGTTGGCCATGGCCATCAGATGCGCGGTGCAGCGTTCAAGCAAAAGGTTGTCGCGGAGAACGGTGGGGCGGGCGCCCTGTTGCAGCTCGACGGCCAAGAATTGATGTGCTTGATCCTCTAGAAAACTGCGGTTCCAGTCAGTAGATCCCGATACCAGGGAAAGAGCTGATTTACTCATCGTGGTCTCCAAACATGCTCTGTTGGCGAGGGTCGGCTTTGCTGGCCGACAGAAGGCGGAGGTTTTCGCTTTTGGGCGAAAGAGGCAGATGCACAGCCGGATTGGCGACCAATGACGGCGTGATGGTGCAAACCATCTCTAGGTGCGATTTCCAGGTATGGCCGCAGCCAAGAGCGCGGCACGTGAAGTACAGCGCGCGCACCGTGGGCGACAGCTCAATGCTGTGTCTGACCGTCGCCCACGTACCGCAATGGGGGCACCGCTGACCGAGTTGATTCATCGGATGGCCTTAGCGTCGGCGGGGAGGCTTGCCAGCGGCGCGCTCGGCTTCCCAGCTCTCCAGGCCGCGCCGGTACATCAAAAGGGCGAATTGACCGGCGGAGCGGGCGTCGGCCTCAGCAAACGCTTTGCAGCGTTCAAATTCCTCTGCGTCCATACGCAGCCCCACCATGGGGCGTTGCGTTCGTTTGGGCGCTACCTGGCGTTTGGATGGTGTATGTTGCATGGCGTGACACTCTGCTTGGTGACGTGACGGAGTGATTATGCTCCCAACCGAGAACATCAGTCAACAGGATTGCTATCAAATGACATCATCAAATGAACGATTGGCCGAGGAGCGCGTGCGTCTTGGGTATGGGCAGGGAGAATTTGCAGCCATCGCAGGCGTTGGAAGAGGTGCGCAAGCGAACTATGAGAAGGGGTTGCGGCAACCAGATATGGCTTATCTGGAACGTGCCGCCACTGCCGGCGTGGATGTGCTGTACATCGTGACAGGCATGCGGGCCATCTCCGAACAGGATCTGGAGGCAGACCTAGACCGCTACGGCAAGGCCTGGGAAACGCTCGAGATGGCACTGGAAGCGACGGGGCGGGAGATGGAGCCGGCTAGGAAGCGCAAAGCCGCAGATGCGCTGTTTCGCGCCAGCAAGGCGCAAATGGCAGCGTCGACTGAGCAGCTGGTGAATCTGGTTCTAGATCTCGCAGCGTAGAGCTTGAACGGGGTCAGGGTGGGGGGTGACGCCCTCATAAGCCGGCAAGGGCTGCGGGTGTTGACCGGATTGAATGCCCGTGTGGAGCCGGCCATGCACAGTAGGAAGAAAAGCAATGCAAAAGCCTCATGACCCCGGATCGAACGTTCATTTTCTCCATCAGCTCCACGGCGGGACCGCGCCGGCAGACGTGCTGGATACGCTCCACGCAGAGTTGAAGACCGCAAAGGAAAAGCGCCCGCAGCGTCCCGCCTATGACGGTGCGCACGCTTCCCAGACGATAGAGGGAGAGGGGAATACTCAGATCTCGGGGGAAGCTGCGCCGCGCCAGTCGATCACAGGCAACAACAACATTCAGATCGGCGCGGTGCAATTGGTGGTGAAGGTGATGGTGAACGTTCAGCGGTAGGGGAGCGCGGCGCTTAGCCCGCGTCCTCGATATCTACCGCAGGCAGATCGCCGCCGGATTGGGCTTCGTCCTCCGCGCGTGCGTCTGCCGCTTCTGCGGTTTCCGCCTCCAGCTTCGTGGTCAGGCCGTTGCCGTCGAGCTGATGCACCAGTTTCACGTTGAGCCATGTGTACTCGTTGAGCGGTGCCTTGATGCTCGGAAGCTGGATTTTGGTCTGAGGCGATAGGTCCGGCCTGCCGTACGCCAGATCCATTTCAAACGTGGCCATGCCGCGCCGGATGCGCGCCCATTCCGCGCGTGCCGCTTCCAGTGCATCGGACTCGCTCGCATAGAGCTGACGCAGGCGCTTGGCGTTGCCGATAACGCCCGCCAGCACATGCCGGCGCTTGGCCTTGCCCTTGTCCTGCCAGGATGCGCGCACGCCTGTGTAGGAATCGCGGTCGGCAATGTGAAACCGTATCCGGTCCCCATCGCGGCGCGAAAGGGTGATAGTCGGCATGTCCTTGCCGCTGGCGGTCTTGCCGTGATCGATGGGCAGGAACAATAGCCGCTTGTCTTTGACAGTGGCCACGGCGTCGTAGCGCTTCCCGATGCGGTTCAGAAACGCGAGGTCCGATTCGTCGGTCTGGTCGATGTGCTGCACCTTCGTATTGCCGAAGGTGCCGACGACGGCGGTCAGGCCGTGCGCCTTGGCGATGGTTTCCACGATGGCCTTTATGGTGGTGCCGTGGAAGCTGCGCGCGGAGCGCGTGCGCAAGGCCGATTTCATGTCGGCGCTGCGAGCGCGTAGCGTGATGATGTCGGGCGGGCCGCTGAATTCCACTTCATCCACCTCGAAGGTGCCCTTGTCCACCAGGCCGGTGCCTTCCCAGCCAAGTAGGACACGTACCGACACGCCCCGGGCGGGCAGCTCCAGGCGACCATCATGGTCATCCAGAACGAGATCCAGCTGGTCCGCCTGGTCGGATCGGCATTCCGTGATGGTCAGGCTTTGAAGGCGTGGCCGGACATTGCCCGTGACATCCTTGCCGTCAACGATGACGCGCCAGATGGGGCGCGGATAGCGGTAGGCCTCGGGCGACTGGCCGGCGGCCGCGGATTCGGCGGATTGGGCGGCGAACATCAGATACCCCAATTCATGACAGACCCGTCCATCTTGTCGATAGGAATCTGCAGGTCATCGAGCAGGCCGCGCGCCTGGGCGTCGTCCACGCATTTGAGGGTGATGGTGAAGTCCGTCTTTTGCGCCACGCCGTTGATGAAGAACATTGATCCCTCTTCCTCCAGCCGCTCGATGATGAATGCGCCGTGTACGGTCCCCAAGCCGTCCACCATGACATAAGCCTTGCCCGTGTTGCCCATGCGACGCAGCAGCTGCAGCGAACCGGACGAACCCACGATCTGCGGAATGACCGTCCCGCTGAGCGTAATGGTGTCTTCCCCCGGCCCCACGTACTGATAGGCGGGGCGTGCGCCCATCCGGGCGTTGGACGGGTGGCGCCACTCGGTGCTGCGCCGCAGCGACTGGTAGGCGACCGTGGGCAGGCCGAATACGAACATGCCAAGTGCCATCATCATGGCGAATTCTCCTAGTCTATGTCGATATAGGCGGAGCGGACGCGCGCATCCTTGTCCGCCTGGGCGCGGCGCAAGGCAGTTTCAACCGCGCGCTGCAGGTCCATTTGGCTCATCCCCGCGCCCTGGATGGTGATGTTGATGGTGTCGCCCTGGACGGTGATCTGGCGCGGTGCGCTGGCCGGCGCGGTGGCCATGGGCGTGCGCATGTCGAAGCGAGCCGCCGCTTGTTGGGTGTCGATGCCCGCTGGTGCAGCGAGTGCGCCGGGGGCCAACATGGCGCCGCTTAGCGCAACGGATGCGGCCAGCGCCTGAGCGGCCTTCATGGCCTCAGGCTGCTGGGCTTTGATGCCGACGGCCGCGCCCTCGGACACGAAGCCGCCCATGTCCGCAAAAACCCGGCTCGGCGAGTGAATACCCAACTTTTCCTTGAACCAGCCGATCACGCCGCTGCCCATGTTGGAAATGGATTCTTTCAACGCGCCGGCCATGCTGGCGATCCCGTTGATAAGGCCTTGCACCAGCATGGAGCCGAATTCCGAGAAGTTGCCCGGCAGTGACACGCCCAGGGACGCCAGCGCGGCGGCTATCGGCTGGTACAGCAGGCCCAGCGGTGACCAATTCAGCAGCATCGCGCCGACGCCGGCCAGGCCGCCGTCAAAGACCTGCGTGACCGATTGCCAGATCTGGCCAAAGAATCCTGAAACCGCACCCCAAGCCGCGCCCAGGATCGATAGCGGATCCCAGCCAGCCAGAAGCCCGGAAAGCCATTGCACGGCCGAATTAAAGGCGGTGGTGATGCGCGACCATAGCCCGCTGAAAAAGCCGCTGATCGGCTCCCAATAGCGATAGATCGCGTAGGCCGCCAAGCCGATGGCGGTGACGGCCAAGCCGATGGGGTTGGCCAGAAACAGGCGACCAACGAACAGGATGGCCTTGCCCAGCATGCCAAAGCCGTTGCGTACGAGGTTGGCCAGCACGCCAAGCAGGCTTCCCCCCTGTATGCCCATAAGAGACAGACCATAGCGGATCACAATGAACGGTCCCAGGATGCTGGCCAGCGCGAGCGTGAGCGCGCCAAAGCCTGCGATCAGCACGGCAAGACCGCCCGCTATCGCGGTGAGGGTGCTGGCAAGCTCAGGATTGGCCGCTGCCCAATTCTTCACGCTGCCGATGAGATCCGCCAAGCGGATGACCATCTTGCGCAGCGCGCCGTCATGTTGCTCGTAGATCTGAATGCCCAGGTCCTCCCAGGCGCTGGAAAGCTCGTCGAGCGACCCGCGCATGTTGTCGGCCATCGTGCCTGCGGTTTTGTCGGCCTCGCCTGCGTTGGTGTTGAGCGTCTTGACGAATTTCTGCAGCTCACCCTGGCCGGCCTGGTCGGTCAGCACCTGCAGGGCGCTAAACGCCTCTTCGCCTGCGATATGCTTGAAGTAGCCGGCGCGCTTGGCTGATCCCATTTTCTGGGTCTTCTTGTCGATCTCGGCCAGGATGGTGGGCAGGTCACGCAGGTTGCCTTTCGCGTCCTTCGTCTGGACGCCCAGCTCCGCCAACGCGTCCGCCGCAGCTTTGGGAGGCGCGGCCAGGCGTCCAAGGATCGCACGCATCGCGGTGCCGGCCATGCTGCCCTGAATGCCCGCATCGCCCAGCTTGCCCGCCATGGCGGCCGCCGTCTCGATGTCCACACCCAGCCCAGCGGCCACAGGGGCCACATACTTCATTGTCTCGCCCAGCATGTACAGGCTGGTGTTTGAGCGCGTGAATGCACCCGTCAGCACATCGCCCACGCGGCCCATCTGATCGGCTGGCAGCTTGAAGCCGGTCAAGATGTTGGAGCCGATATCCGCCGTTTGCGCGAGATCGGTATCGCCGGCCTTTGCCAGCGAGAGCATGCCGGGCATGGCGGCAAGAATCGCCTTCGGGGTGAAACCGGCCATGGCGAGAAAGCCCTGTGCATCGGCGGCCTGCCCAGCGGAGAACATGGTTTCCGCGCCCAGGTCGCGGGCCTGCTTGCGCAGCGCCTTCATTTCTTCGCTGGCTTTCTCCAGGCGGGCCAGCGCCTGAACCTTGCTCATACTGGCGTCGAAATCAATCCCAGGCATGACGAACTTGCTCTCGGCGTACAGCATGCCACCACCAGCGGCGAGCGCTGCCGCGCCGGTGCCGGCGGCTGCGCCCACGGCCGCGCGCCCGGACGTGTAGCGCTCTTTCGCGGCGGCCAAACGCTGCTGATGCTTCGCAGCGGCCTGCAGCTTGGCGGTTTGCCGGTCCAGCGCCTGGGATGTCTGATCAATGCGTTGGCGCAACCCGCGCTCGTCGCGCGCCAGGTTCGACGTGGAGATGCCAGCGCGCCCCAGGCTTTCCCGCAAGCGCTGCAGCTCCATGGACTGTTGACCTTGCTTTTCCTTGAGCTGCTGGGCCGCGCGTATCGCCCGATCAAACTCGCGCGTCATGGCTCGCGTGGGCGAGGCTGTCGCCTGCATCTGCTGCGCCAGGCCCGCCACGCGCTGCTGCGCGGCCGCCAGGTCGGCGCGTGTGGCCTGCAGGCCTCGGGAGAGTTCGCGGAACCTGCCGACTTCGCGCTGAGCGGTGTCCAGTGCCTTGAGCTTGCTGCGCAGGTCCGCCACGCCCTGGGCGGACGCTGCGGACGAACCCTTGATCTTGTTGAGCGGCCCGGAAAGCTTGTCCTGTAGGGCAGCGATGACACGCAGCTGTAGCGCCTTGTCCATGGCGTAAACCTATTCACTCTCGATGCGAACGCGGGCGCGCTCGCGCCATTCGGCCAGTTCCTGCAGGTCCATGGGATACATCGCGGCCGGGGGCCAATGAAACACGACCGCGATATCTGCCATGGCGTCTTCTACGACGTTGGGAAGGCGGACTTGTCCGCTTTGCTCAGAAAAAAACTGGCCACCGTCGCGCCCACCGACATCAGGTCAGCCGGATCCATGTTGATGATTTCGCCTGGCGCGAGGATGGGATCGCAAATGCGCGGCAGTACGATTTCGAGCGCCTTCACGTCGATCTGCGCGACGGCCATCAGCGTGACGCCGCGCAGGGCGCCCGCCTTGGGCTTGCGGATCGTCAGCTGGGTGATGTCGCCGGTGCTGCGCTTGATGGGGTAATCCAGCACAACAACCTGCACATCGGAATTGGCGACGGCTGGCGCGGCCGGGAGTTGCTGGGCTTCGGTGGCTTGGGTGGGGTGAGTCATGATGGCTCCGGGTGTAATGGGAGGAACGGTTTAAAGGCCGATGGCGCGGCGCATGGATTCGGTGACGTCGACGCCGCCAACCATCTGGATCATGTTGAGCAGATCGATCTCGCAGAGGGTTTCGCCGTTGAGCGTTTCCTTGTAGTAGACGCACTCGGTGGTGATCTTCACTTCCGTGTCGTCGCCCACCTTAGATTCTCCGCGGTCGATCTCGGAGTGGCGCCCGCGCACGATGATTTCTACGGAGTCCACATCCTGCGTGTCGTCGCGCTGGAACGCGGACGCAAAGCGCAGCTGCACACCCTCAACGCCCACGGCGCCGTATTGCTGCAGGATCTGCTTGACGTAGCCTCCGATGGTCCATTCCATCTTCATGGCGTCATCGTCCAGGCCGAAATCGGCCTTCGCCGATCCCACCATTCCGCCGGCGCGGAATGCTTCCATCTTGCGCGTGAGCTTCGGGACGGTGACGGCGGTCACGACACCCAGATAGCTCTGGCCGTCGTTGTAGAGGTTCATGTTCTTGAGCTTGGAGGGCATGCCCATGGTTTTTTCTCCGTGGAGATTTAAGGCGACGGCGCGTCACCGCGCCGCCGGAGGATCAGGCGTCGATCCGCTGGGCGAAGTCCAGCAGATAACGGTCGGTGATGCGCTGGCGAAAGCCCAGGTCTTCCAGCGGCGGCACGGGCGTGTAGTCGTAGTCGAGCACCAGCTTGCCGCTCTTGAGCGATTCCTTCGTGTTCGGCTCTTCGTCATACCAGGCCTTGCCGTCGATGATCAGGCCCAGCGCCTTGAGCTGGCGGAATTTGGCGTTGATGCCTTCGAGGATGTCTTTCACCAGCGACGGATGCAGGGGCGCGTCTACCGCCCACATGTGCGCCTCGGCCATCGTGTCGGCCAGAATCTGCGCGGTCCGGGTGTAGTTCTCGAACGGGAACAGGCTCGAAGGGCCGGCGCACGTGCGGCTGCCCCAGAAGCGAAAGCCGGTGCGGTTCACCAGCGTGGTGATGTCCTTTTCGTTCAAATAGCCGGCGTCGGTGGCCGGGTCTTGCAAGTCCCAGAAGACGTCCTTGCTGATGCCGGTCACGCCATTGACTGCGACGTTGGACAGCACCTTGTGCCAGCCGATGTCCTTGTCCAGCTTGGCGCGCAGGCCCAGCGCGGCGGCCGACGCGGTGATGATGCCTTCGGCGTTCGCGCGCGTGTCCCATCCCAGGAACTCGGGCCAGATCAGCATGAGTTCGCGCTGTCCGAAACCTTCGCGGAACGCTGCCGCGTCTTCCTTGGTCTCGCAACCCTTCATGCTGGCATAGCCGAAGCCGCGCAGCTTCTGCGCGGTCTCGGCCAGCGCCGCCGTGGTGGCGGCGTTCTCCAGCCCCGGAATGCCGATGATGCGGGGCTTCAGCTTCGGGCCGGAGTTCTGCGCAGCCAGCAGCGCTTTGAGGCCGGTATAGCGGCCGTCGCTGCCGGCGCCGCCGATAACGTTGGACGTGGTTTCAGCCTCGGTGGCGCCCTGTGCGACGCGAACTATAACCGTAGCGGGGTTGGTCTGGGCGCCGATGGCATCCAGCGAGCGGGCCAAAGTGCCTTTGGTGCCGGCCTTTCCGGCTGCCGCCAGGATGTTGGTGGCCAGGATGGGTGTGTTCAGCGGGAAGGTTTTCGGGTCTGCATCTTCGGCCGTGGCCACCAGGCCGACAACAGCGGATGAGACGGTGCGGATGGGGCGCGTGCCGTCGTCGGCCTCGATGACGCGCACGCCGTGGTGATATTGGTCAAGTGCCATAAAAATGCCCTCAGGGAGTTGAGCTGAATCCCGCTCTACCTCGGGCGGGGATCGCTCAAATTCTGAGGGCTTGGCTACGCGCGCGCACGGGCTTGCCTATGTCGCTGCGCGTTATACAAATGTACGTGCAAATGTTGCGCAGTCAGGACTGCGCCTGGGCGGAAGCCAGCCAAGCTGGTGCGGCCGGTTGGGATACAGGATTTGGAAACTCGGGATCGTCTGGCCAATCCCTGAGCGCCTGCCGGAAAGCCAGAATCTCCCGAAACTGTTCGGCCGTGAGTGTCGAGCCCATCCCTGAGTCGATCTCGTCGCGATACCGTGCGACCATCCAATCAGTGGTGCTTAGCGATTCGTCGCGCAGCGCGCGGGCGACGGCTTCAAGCTGTTGTGGCGTAAGCGGTGCGGGGTCAACTGCAATCGGGTTTCCGTTTGCGTCCGCCACAATCTCCTTTCCTTGGGTCTGCATGAACATGAGATCAGCATGCATCTCGTTTGAAACCGGCGTTGCATCCGCCGGGATTGTTGCGTGCAGGGTCTCATCGTAGAACCCCGCCATGGACTTCGAGTAATAGAGCATGTGAATATCCTGGTGGTATCAGAAGCCCACCGCAAGCCAGGCGGCGGCGAGTGTCGTATTGGCGCTCCAGTTATAGACGCGGCCCTGAGTGTTAGAAATGAACTGACCGCTGACGCCTGCGGGCGTGTTCGAGTTGGACGCGACCGTCACGCTTGCAAAGAAGTTGAGCGACGCGTTCGGAAACGCGCGTGGCAGGGTCACTGTTACGTTGGAGCCGGGGGAAATGTTGCCCGTAATCCCCTGCTGAATGATGAAGCCGCTCGGAAGCGCCTGGTGGCCGTTGGTGATGAGAGAACTGGAAAATCCGGAGTCCCAGGCGAAGCTCGCCGGTCCTAGGAATATCCAGAAGCTCCCCGTGCAAAGGAAGCGCGCATGTGATCCGCCGCGCACGGGTACGCTTCCGGTGGTCGCTCCGGCAGCGTTGAGCAATATCTTGTTCTCAGATGACGTGACGATGATTCCGCTGCCCGTCAGTCCCATTTCAATCACAGCGCCGGCAGGTACGGCGGCCACAGCGGGAAGAGAGAGCGTGACGCCGCCGGCCACCGCCAAGTAGGTGTTTACGTCGTCAGCGTTCAGGACGCGGCTGGCGTCGATAACCCGTGTGGCGGACATCCCCCCAAGCGCGCGCTGTACAAACTCGGTGGTTGCAATGAGCTTGCTGCTATCGAAGCGCTCAGGGGTTGGCGCCTTCGGTTGGTCCGTGAAGTCGGGAGACTTCAGGGGCGCGCCCGAGATGTCCTGCAGAACCTGGGCTGGGGTGCGCAGCGCATAGGGCTGCGTTCCGGCTCCCACCAAAAACGAACCCGCCGTGGCCGAGGCGAGGCCTGAACCACCGCGCGCAACGGGCAGCATGCCCTTGTTGGCTTTCGATACGTCGATCTCGGTAACATCCAGGGCGATATCGCCGGTGCCGTCGAAGCTTTTTGCTGGAGCCGTTACCCCACCCGTGATGGAGACGTTGCGCGCGGTGGATAGTTTCTTGGCCGCGACGGCGGTTTCTTCCTTGCCCAGCTTCTTGGCGGCTTCAAGGTCGACATACTCGCGCGTGGCCAGCACCACGGCCGGATCGATCTTGAGCGTGAAATTGCTGGTGCTGGAAACCTGCAGCACCATACGCACCACCTGCGTGCGTGCCGAACCTTCAGCCATCTGCGGCTTGTAGGTGGGCGGACAATTGGATACCGCGATCAGGTCGCCGTCCGCGTCGCGCAATCCAAGCTCACGCGCCCACCACCCGCCGAACTGCTCCGGGATGACCTGTTCCACTACCAGCCAGGCCGGATTGTTCGGGTCAACGAATTTGCGATTGACGGGCGCGCGGTGCTTGGAGCCGATCAGCGAGGTTTGCTCGCGGCTCGGCACGGGCAGCACGCCGCCGCCGTCGCCGACTTCCAGCTCGGTGATGTTCACGGGGACGCCCAGCGCCTTGGCGTTGGCTTCCTTGGCTTCGCCGATCTTGGTCAGGATTCCGAAATAGGTAGTCATGGGTATACCGTCATGGTGTCGATGATGTGCGTGGCTAGGGCGGCCGGCGTGGCGGCCGCGACTTCCACGGGTTGAGGTTGATAGGGGTATACGGTCATCTCGTCGCCGTCGTACGACGCGATGCAGTGCTGCAGTGGCGCGCGAACCTCCACCGCGATGGCCAGGCCGATCAGGTGTTGGCTCAGGCGCTTGGTGCTGTCGATGAGCCGGCCCAGCTCGTAATACATGCCTTCGGATATGCCACTGTCCAGCACGCCGATGGTGAGTCGAAAGGTGCCGCGCTTGCCCTCGGGCGCCATCTGGTGCCACTCGGTGACTTCAAGCAGATAGCCCAGCGGCTCCACCACGCGCCGCAGCGCCCCGATGGTGCCTTTCAGTCGGTGTATCAGGAATGAATTCGCCACGGCCTTACGCTTGGCCGCTTCTGACCAGGCATCGTCCCAGCGGTCCACCGATCTTTCCCAGGCCAGCCAGGGCAGCAGCGGGGCGGGCGTGGTGTTCGCGCGGCGCAGCTTGCGCAAGGGCAAGGGGATTTCCTCGATGTCGGCACCGACCTGGGCGAGCTTGCGCTCAACGGGGGTGGATGAGGGCGGCAGCAGGGTGGGCTTGTTCGCCATCTCAACCGCCGGGCGCAATGGAGACTTCCACCGCCACGCATGTGGCGGCCTGGGTGGAGTCAAGAACCAGGTTGTCCGCCGGCTCGATCAAGTCGAGATGCGCGACGCCTTCGACATGCAGCGCGGCATTGATAGCGGATCGCCAGACCGATACGCCGGCGCGGCGGGGACGGTTGACGTAGGCACGACACGCGCGGGTGGCGGCCTCCAGCGCGACTGATCGGCCCGGGCCTTCGCCTTTCATGTGAAGAACCGCCCGCACGCTGTAGGTGATGATGCTGCTGGCTTGGACGGTCAAGCGGTCGCCCATGGGGCGGATGTCCTCGTCGTTGAGCTTGGCGCGTACCTTGTCCAGCAGTTCGGCCGGCGCGGTGCCGTCGCCATCGCGGGCGAGTACGCAGATGCGCACATCGCAAGGCTCGGGGCTGGTGGCGGTCGCGTCCGCGACTTGCCCGTCAGCGGTCAAGGCATGGAAGATGTAGCCATCGCGCGGACCTGCGGTTGAAAGGCCTTCCCATGCCAACTGCGCGCGCTCGCGCAGTTCTTCGTCGCTTTCGTAGACGGCTTCGACTGGCGGAACGGCGGCGGGGTCGGCCGGCCGGATGACCAGGCGGCTTACGCCATACTCGGCTGCAATGTGTTCCAGGTCGGCGCCACGCGCGAATGCCAGGAGGACCGACCGCGCCGCGTCGTTGATACGTTGGCGCAAGATGACTTCGCGCTCGGCGTTTTCCTGCAGGGTGATGACCAGCGGCTCCGACTCTAGCGCGAGCGCCTTGGCCACGGCGTCCCGGTCTTCCTGTGCGAATAGGGCCAGATACCGCGCCTTGCGCGTTTCGAGGATGCGTTCATAGTCCAGCGTCTCCACCACGTCCGGGGCGGGCAGCTGGGAAAGGTCGATGATGTTCGGGCTTGCCATATCAAGCGCTCAACGGGGTGGATAGGGAAACGCCTTCGGTACGGTCGCCGGTGTTGGCTTCGCCGTTGATGTTCAGCATGACGGCGCCGGGGCGGCTCGCGTTGACGTGCGCCGACAAGCTACGCACGCGCAGCCTGGGTTCCCACAGCATCAGCGCCGTGGCCGCCGCGGCGTAGAGCTGCAAGACTGCCGCGCCATTGGTTGGCGTGTCGATGAGATCCGCATTTAGGGCGCCGAAGGTACGCCGACGGTGCCGCGTGCCTACGGCTGTGGTCAGGATTTTTTCGACGGATTGGGCCAGGTGCTTGCGGCCGCTGATGCGCAGGCCCGTGCGAGCGTTCATCCCCAGGTAGCTCATTGGGTCGGCTCCGTGGTAAGTGCGTCCAACCCCTGGGTGCGGTGGCGGTGCTTATGCACCACCACGCCGTTCGACGATAGATTGCCGCTTCTGTGCGTGATGTTGCCGGTGATCTCGGTTGTGTTGCCCTTGCCGTCGCGGCCGCTCATGCCAGCCAGATAGGTGAGCAGGCCGGTCACGGTCACATTGCCGTCCAGTTTGATTTCAGGGCATTTGAGGGTGCTGGTGTCCGACACCTCGGCCGTGAGCGTCTTGACGCCCGTGACGACCAGCGCGCCCGCCTTGTGGTCATAGACGATGCGGGCGCCATCCGGGTACGCGGTCACATGCTCGTCCGGGCTGTCGGACGGCGCGGGGATCGCCTCGGAAGTCAGGCCCGCCAACACAATGCCGGCAGCAGGATCGCCACCAGGGCACAGGATGATGACCTGCTCGCCGGTCGTGGGGGGATTCCATGTCGTAGTCGTTCCTGCCCGCGCCTCGCGCCATTGCAGCCAGTCCGTTTCAAGGCCGCCAGTGGACACGCGCACCTTCGCAGGCCGTACCGACAGGTCCACGGCGAACACGGTCCCGATGCGGATCAGGTTGGAAAGGAGACGGAGGATTTCGGCGATGTCGTCAGGCATAGCGGCCATGGTGCCGCGATGCCCTCGCGCGCGCACGGGGTGCGCGCTGTCGCCGACGCGCCTACAACTTGCGGCCGGCCAAATGTTGAGCGAGCGTATCCAGTATGCGTTCGCGTGACGTTTGGGTGAAGCCCAGCAGCCGCCGGCGAGGATAGCGTACTGCCGCCTGTCCGCGCTCCGGCCTGTCGGTGCGGCCCTCTTGGTGGACCAGAGCAATGCGTGCAGCGCGGCCGGTGTAGCCGACCGCCGCGTCGGTGTCCGTCACGTCGATGCGCATGTGCTGCGCCGTCCGTAGTCGCGCGAACATCTTGCGCCGCACCTGCCCCTTCTTGCCGCGTAGATTCTTGGGCGCTCGTCGCGGCGCAAAGGGGGAGCCGTCCGGCTCCTGTTGCGAGGCGATACGCTGGCTCTCGTTGCGGCGCAGCTCGACCGCGACCGCGCGATTGACGCGGCGGCGTTCAGCGGGCTTAAGGCGTGCCAGCAGGCCCGCCGCCCATTCCTCAATGGCTTGGAATTCGTCACTCATAAGGATGGCGCCAGCCCGGTATGCGAAGTTCCACCGTTCCCAGACCTTCGGGCAGTACCACGTCAATGGCGACATCTTCTCCAGAGAATTCCGGGTGGGCGGGTTCGCCAATATGTTCAGCGCGCAGCCTGCCGTCAGGCCCCGGCTTCACGATGACGCGTTCAGTAAGCGCAAGCTGAATCTCGATGTCCACCGCGTTGTTGTTGAGCAGTTCCACCTCAAATTGAAATGCGGTGTCCCAGCGTGAGGGGTTCTCGAATAGCTCCGGCTGATTCACGCGCAGCCAGCCAAGCAGCGGCAGCATGATCTCGTCTTCGCTGTCGGGGTAGTCGGTCACGACAAGCGTCAGCGTGTAGCGGTACTCATGGGAGAGGTTGCGCGTGCCGTTGCAGACGATACGGCCCTTTTCAACGAAGACCTGCAGGCGGTCCGGGTTGGCCTGCAGGAACGCGTTGCAGCGCGTCAGGTACTCGCGCAGATCAGCGGGCTTTCGCATCGCGTTCCCCGTCCTGGCAACGAATGATGGAATCCACCTGGGCCGCGCAGATCGCCCATGCGGCCTCAAGCCGATCAATCGTCCGCTGCAGGTCGCCGTTTGTCTTCGGCTGGCTGGCCGGTAGCGTGCAGGGCGTCACGGGTGCGCAGGTATTGATCGTAACCAGCGGCCCCGGTGATGGCGGGGCGCTGCTGCAGCCGGACAATGCCAGCAGGCAGCACAGTATCAGCCCAGCGACGAACTTCCGAATCTTCATCTTTCAGCCTCTCGAAATCGAATTCACGCGCATCCAGGGCAGCGCGGAAACCCTCTTGCTGGGTGGTCAGCGCCGCAAGGTCCAGGCGCTGCGTGTCCAGGCGTTCGGCCAGGTCTCCAATCTGCTTGCCTTGGCTCTCGATGACGGCGCCATAGGTTTCTAGGGTGGTTTCCTGCTGCGCGACGGTCTGGTGTTGGAGCCACGCGACCCAAGCCAGCACAGCGGCGAGCAGATACGGCGCGACGCGCCACGCCATGGCGTTCATGCTTCAGCCTCCGCGCTAGCGCCTGCGAATCGCTCATAAGCGCGCGCCAGCTTCACGTCATAGAGGTTTTCGGCGTAGGCCAGGCCGTTGTAGGCGCGCGCGAACTGCGCCCACTTGCGGCCCTTCAACGCCCGATGCAATGCCGGGTCGGCCAAGACGAACGCCACGAAGGTGGCCAGCTGGTCGCCTTCGCTACGGCTTTGCGTGGCCACGAAGGATTCGATGTCGGCAAATCCTAGGGCCTTCCAGTGATAGCCCATGATCTGGAACGCGCCCCAGCTCGCGGCTTCCTGGGCGGCCGGCGCGCAGATCTGCGCGGCCGCCGCCAGCCGCGTGTACTCGGCTGCGCCGCCGGCATAGCCGCCGCGCGTCTGGTTCACGATGGACGGTCGCAGGACTGCGTGCGGCGCCGGGTCGACCCCATGGGCCAGCAGCTGGCGCCAGAACACATGACGCTCAAAGAGGATGGCGGGGCGGCCATCGGCGAGGAATCCGCGGCCGCTTGATTCCACCTCGTTCACGGCCTTGATGCTGGCCAGTGGTACGTCCAGGCGGTCGGCAGCGGCGATCAGGTCAGATTCCCGCAGCATGCGGGACGTATCAAAGCCCGCCAGAGCGCTGCGGGACTTGGGGCCATACCTGCCGTCCACCACCAGGCCGCGCGCTTGCTGCAGGGTCACTACAGCGTCCCGCGTGGCGTCGTCATACACGGCCGTGGCGGGAACGTCGAAGCCCGCGCGGCGCAGGTCCGCCTGCAGGTCGGATACGTCCTGGCCGATGTCGCCTACTTTTAGGATGTCACGCATCGGGGCAGCTCCGAATCAGGGTTGCAAGGTTGCCGCGCACGCGCCACGCGGCGGCGCAGACGAGTACCGCGATGACCAGCTCCGGTAGGCCCGCCGGATCGCGCAGCAGCAGGATCTGGCCGGCGCGGCAGAACAGGGCGGCGATCAGCAGGCACGCAACGAGCGAGAGAATGCGGCGGTGCCGCGCACCGTTGGGGCGATACCAGAGGAAGCGGGCGGCGGTGGCCACGTACACCAGGGCGCACGCCACGGCCACGGCGGTAAGGGCCGGTGTAGCGGTGAGGGCGTTCATTTCTTTTCCCCGTTGCGAGGCAGGCGCAGCAGCCCGCCCAAGTCGATATCGGGAACCATGGCCAGCAGCTTGAGCGCCAGCGGCACGATGACCAGGGCGCCGATGAGCGCCGGCAGGAAGGTTTCCTTGGCCAGCTCGCGCGCGACGATCTCGCCGGCCCCGCCATAGCCACACAGGGCGGAGAGCAGGAAGGAAACGAAGCGCTTCCAGGCAGTCAGGTCTTTTTTCGTGCTGGCCACCAGCGCCGCCCCGATGACCGCGCCAAACACGGCGTTGGCGTCAACGAGGGGCAGGATTTGGGCCATGGCCGCGCCGGAAATGAGCGTGGTGGCCATGGCGCCGGTTACGGTCGAAGGTTCGGCCATGCTTTCAGTCCCAAAGGGTGACGGTCTGCGCCGTCGAAGGTTGAGGGGCTGAATCCGGAAGCGTCACCAGCAGACCGTGGGGGAGAACTGCGCCCAGATCCGCCAAGCCAGGATTCAGCTCGTAGGTTTGTTCCACCACGTCGCGCGTGGTGCCAAGGTGCCGCCAACAGATCGCATCCACCGTGTCGCCTTGTTGCGCCCGTACCTGCATCAGATCAGCTCCACCGTGGCGCGCGGGCGGCCCTTGATGAGCGAAATCGCCCACAGGGCGTCCCGCCGCAAGTCCGCCGGCGCGTCGGTGAATGCCTCCTGCTTGCGCTGACCGGCCGCCGTGAGGTCGTAATCGGGCATGCGCTCGATGATTGAGGCCTTGGCGTAGCAGTACACCGCCTGCAGGTAGCTGTGCTGCAGCATGGACTTGCCGTCGATGGTGGTCCGGCTCGGCACCTCGGAAAGCGTGGCGTATCCCTCGGCGCGGCGCGCGTCTGTCCAGTCCGTCAAGTCGCGCCCCACTTCCAGAATCGCCGTGGTGAGTGCCTGGCGCAGACGGCCCGGCGTCACCGTGCCGTCATCCAGGCGCACGGCTGTGCGGGCGTCAGACGGGCTGATGTCGGGCCAGAAGCCATCATTCTTGATGGCCTCTTCGCTTACCGGCTTGGGTTGTGTGGCGTTGAAACTCATGTCTGCGTGTCCGTGGCCGGCGGTGGGCGGGGCGTCCGGTCGGGCATTGCCCGTCTTCAGCCCCGCGCCGCCGTGTGCGTGGGGGCACTCGGTTATGCCTGGGGCGGCGCATCTTCGCCCTGGGCGGGCGAGGTCGGCGGCTGGCCTTCCCCTCCTACCTCGGGCGGCGTGCCGCTTTCGGCCTTCTTGATCTTGCGTTCCAGCTGCTCGATGAGCTTGACCACACCAACACCCGCATCGAGCTGCTTGGCGCGGTTCAGGTGCTGCAAGGCAGCGGCCGCCATGCGGCGGGTGTCATCGTCCGGCAACTCGCCGGCCAGATGCGTGAGGGTTTCACCCATCGCGCGGTGCAGCTTGGCTCGGGCTTGGTCCGGAGCGTCATGGTCTGCCGTGAGTCCCTGCAGCGTGAGCAGTTCATCGAGCAGTCGCTCGCTCAGTTCGATGCGATCGCCCAGCACCGCGCCCGTGATCTCGTCCAGCAGTAGCGTTGGTACGTCGCGGGTGTATTGCGGCGGCAGCTTGATGCCGTGACGCAGGACATAGGCGGCCAGATCCAGCGCGGAACGGAATTGCAGCGTGTCCAGCAGCCAGACCATTACCGTCACCACAACTTCATCCTGGCCGCCCTTGTCGGCCACCAGAACGCCATGAACGTAGTCGCGGTACTTGTCCAGCATCTCGCGCTTGAGTTCAATCTTGCGCTCGATGGACTGCACGCCTTTGAGCGTGCGCCGGTCGTTGACCAGCGCATGCATCATCAGCTCATACGGCCCGGAGTTCGGTGCAGGCGCGTCGGCGGGCGTGGATGCAGCGGCGAGCGCTGCGGCCACGCGCATCTGATGCCGTCTTACCAGGCCGGCCATTATTGGCCACCTTCGGCGATGGGGTTGCCTTCGGCGTCCAGAAGCTGGATGTTCTCCAGCAGCGCGCAGCAACCGTAATCTTCCAGGGCGTAGTCCTCGTTGGACGATTCGTAGAACTCGACGCGATCACGCTCGGGCGCTTCCTTGATGTGACGGCGGCGGCTTCCTTCCTGTACGTAGATGGACAGGTTGTCCAGTCGCGTGAGCATGACGGTGCCGGCCGGGAAGAACGGCACCGTAACGGCGCGCTGACCACCGACACGCTTCTGGCTCATGATGATATCGGTGGCCACCTTCTCGGTGGCGGCTTCGCTGTTGTTGACGAGCGGAAAGTACTTGTCATGCAGCAGGCCGCGCCCGACGATGGCGACCAGTTCGGTGTCGTCTTGGAACCACGGTTCCAGGGCGGTGACCAGATCGAACACCGCCGCATCGATGTTGGCGTAATCGCCGCCCTTGCCGATGCGCACCTTACTGCCCGTCGCCGCGCCTTCGCTGATCACGCGGGACGCCGCGCGCTCGCGGATCTTTTGCAGCCATCCCTTGTTGACATCCTGCAGCAGCGGGTACTGCGTCAGGCTGGTGTCTGCCGCCGCGTGCGTACCGTTCCAGCCGACCATGATGCGATCCAGGCCCTGGCGTTTCAGCACGGCGTCACGGACCATATTCTGAAACGCCTTGTGACGCGCCCAGGCGTCGAGCTTGGCATACGTCAGGTGCGTATCGAAGTTGGTCTTGACGCACTGGTAGCCGTTCGGGTCGAACGCGGTGATGTCGCGCGTTGCACGGGTCTTCGTGGTGGTGTCGGTGCGGCTGGCCGAGGGGCCGGCAACGCCAAGGCCGATCTTTTGGCCGAGCTGATCGACCACGATGGGCATGTTGATGGAGGTCAGGAAGGCGGAGCTTTCCTGAATCTTTTGCTCCATGGTCTGTTGAATGGCGGGGTCCACGGAAAAGGACGCAGACGTGTCGGAAACGCCGTTCAGGTGGGCGACGCGCGCCCGGTACTTGTCGAACTGCTTGCGGGTGTCGTTACGCATGGGTGTTGCTCCTGATAGGGATGTTGGATTAGCAGTCGGTTTCGACTTCGCCAGCGCCGCCGGTTGCGGTCGGGCGCTGGCTGTAGTTGCGGTCGGTGATGTCGAGTTCCTTGCGCAGCGCGTCGAAGTCCTCGCGCGAGACGGCGTTCTTTTTGAATTCGGCCAGTTCGTTGCGCACTGCCTTGATTTCAGCGTCCTTTGCCGTGGCGAACGTTTCCAGGTTTTTGCGCAGGTCGGCCGCGAAGTCATTCATGCCGGCAGGCAAGCTGGGCGCCGGCTCGGGCTTCGCGGCGGGCTGCTGCTGACCGTTCAGGAAGCCAAAGAGCTTGCCCAGGTTGCCGAGGAAGGTTTTCGTTGATTCGTCTTGTTCGGCCGGATCCGCGCCGTCGCTGAAGTCCAGCGCGACCAGTTCGGCGGACGTGAACAGGTTTGCCGGCTTTTGTTTCTTGTGTGCCAGCGGGCTACTGGCCGGATCCTTGATGCCGGCGCAGAACACCAGATAGTCGGTCCCCAGGCTGGCGGGCGAGTCCGTGACGGCCAGGCCTACCAGGCCGCATTTGCCGGTGCCTGCGAAGTCGGGATCGATTTCGATGGACGTGTAGACCTTCTGGCGTGCCTTGTTGAACGCGATGAGTTCCGGGGTGGGGTCCAGCTGCGCAAAGAGTTCCGCCTTGCCGTCGGCGTTGTCTTCGACCTTGACCGCCAAGACGTCGCCGTACGCCTTGAACGGGCTGTCAGGCAGCAGGCCGCGCATGTGTTCGATGTTGATGCGCGCGCCGTACTTCTTCGGGTCGTAGGTCTCGGCGATCTGGTGGAGCCACTTGCGTTCAATGACGCGGCCGTCCGTGGTCTGGCCTTCCTGGGCAACGCGGAAAAACTTCTTGCTCATGGCGGGGTATCTCGCAAGGTTGTTGGTGTGCGGGGTCGCGGTCTTTCAGTGTTGCCATGGTGGCCGCAGCGCCGCCCGAGCGCCACGTTGTGCAGTTGTGCATCGCGCAGCGACAGCAGGAACTCTCACGCGCGCGCGAGGATTACCGGCAGCATGGCGACCATGTTGCAAATCACCGAACCGCTAGACCCTCGCCGCCGCGCGCGTCACCTCTACTGGATGGGGTGGCGCGTGTCGTCTATTGCGCGCGAGCTGGGGGAGAAGCGCACCACAGTCCATAGCTGGAAGACCCGCGACAAGTGGGACGAGGCGTCCGCCGCCGAGAAGATCGAAAGCAGCCTGGAAACGCGCCTCGCGACCCTCATCGCGAAAGAGCGCAAGGAAGGCATCGATTTCAAGGAAATTGACCTCTTGGGGCGGCAGCTCGAGCGCACCGCGCGCGTGCGCCGGTATGAGAGCGGCGGCCGGGAGTCGGATCTAAACCCGAACATCGAGCGGCGCAACGCGAATCCGAAGAAAAAGCCAGAGCGCAACGCGATCAGCGAGGAACAGGCGGCCAAGCTGCTGCAGGCCTTCGAGCGTGAAATCTTCGGCTATCAAAAGGTCTGGTATCGCAACGCGGATCAGCGCACGCGCATGATCCTGAAGAGCCGCCAGATCGGTGCAACGTGGTATTTCGCCCGCGAGGCGCTTCTTGATGCCATTGCGACTGGTCGCAATCAGATCTTTCTGTCCGCATCGAAGGCGCAGGCGCATGTGTTCAAGCAGTACATCATCGCCTTCGCGCGAGAGCATGCGGACGTGGACTTGAAGGGCGATCCCATCGTTTTGCCCAACGGTGCGCAGCTGATCTTCCTGGGAACGAACGCACGCACGGCGCAGGGCCACCACGGGAATTTCTACTTCGACGAGTATTTTTGGGTTCCGCGCTTCACGGAGTTGAACAAGGTCGCCAGCGCGATGGCGCTGCACAAGCAGTACCGAAAGACCTACTTCAGCACGCCGTCCGCCATGTCGCATGAGGCGTTTAAGGTCTGGAACGGCGAGCAGTTCAACAAACGCCGCCCGAAGGCCGAACGAGCGACCATCGATGTCAGCCACGCCGCCCTGAAAGACGGCATGTTGGCGGCGGATAGGAAGTGGCGCCAGATCGTCACCATCCTTGACGCGGAGGCCGGGGGCTGCAACCTCTTCGATATTGACGAGTTGAGGTTCGAATACAGCCCCGATGAGTTCGCCAATCTGCTGATGTGCGAATTCATCGACGACACGGCCAGCGTATTTCCGCTCAAGGTCATGCAATCCTGCATGGTCGATGCCATGGTGGATTGGACGGATGTGAATTGGTTTGGCCTGCGGCGCTATGGCCACCATCCCGTGTCAATTGGCTATGACCCGTCGTTGACGGGCGACTCGGCCGGCCTTGTGGTGACGGCCTTGCCAACGAAGCCAGGAGGGCCGTTCCGCGTGTTGGAGCGCTACCAGCTGCGCGGCGAGGAATTCGAGGACCAGGCGGAGCGGATCAAGCAGCTCATGCAGCAATACAACGTCGTGGATATTGCCATTGACGCCACGGGCCTGGGCCACGGTGTGTATCAGCTGGTGAAGAAGTTCTTCCCGCGCGTGCGCAAGATCATTTACAGCCCCGAGGTGAAAACGCGTCTTGTGCTGAAGGCGCAGGAGCTGATACGCGCGGGCCGGTTCTTGTTTGACGCCGGTATGAACGATATCGCAGCGGCTTTCATGGCTATCCGCAAGACGATCACCGCAAGCGGCAACGCCATTACCTACACCGCAGGCCGCGCGAAGGAAACCAGTCACGCGGATCTTGCCTGGGCCTGCATGCACTCGCTTGACTATGAATCCCTGGCGGGCGAGAGCGCAGGCCGGACTATTCTGGAGATTAATTGATGAATACCCTTGTTGACCGTCACGGCGCGCCGCTGGCACATAGCGGCGGCGCCGCTTCGCGCTTCACGGCGGACACGTTCACGTTTGATGACGCCGTGCCTGTGATGGACAGGCGCGACATCTTGGACTATCTGGAATGCCTGGACAACGGACGGTGGTACGAGCCGCCCATCAGTTTTGAAGGCCTGGCCAAGTCGTTCCGCGCCAGCACGCACCACAGCAGCGCCATCTATTTCAAGGCGAACGTGCTGGCCAGCACGTACATCCCTCACCCGCTATTGCCTACGGCCATGGTCAAGGAACTCGCGCTCAACTACCTGACCTTCGGCAACGCCTTCATCGAAAGGAGGCTCAGCCGCACCGGTCGCGTGGTGGGTCTACGCCATTCGTTGGCGAAGTTCACGCGCGTAGGCGTTCAGCCGGACACGCATTTCTTCGTGCCGCACTCGCGTATAGAGCATGAATTTGAGCCGGGCAGCATCTGGCATCTGCGCGAGGCCGACATCAATCAGGAGGTGTACGGCTTGCCGGAATACCTCAGCACGCTGCAAAGCGCGTGGTTGAACGAAAGCGCCACGCTGTTCCGGCGCCGCTACTACAACAACGGAAGCCATGCCGGGTTCATCATGTATTTCACCGACGACGGCGCGAGCCAGGAAGACGTTGACGCGATTCGTTCGGCGTTGAAGGGGGCAAAGGGCCGGGGCAACTTCCGCAACCTGTTCCTGCACTCGCCCAACGGAAAGAAGGAGGGCGTGCAGATCATTCCGCTGAGCGAGGTGGCGGCCAAAGACGAGTTTCTGAACATCAAGGCGGTCACGCGTGACGACGTGCTTGCGGCCCATCGCGTGCCGCCCCAGCTCATGGGCATTGTTCCCGGCAATACCGGCGGCTTCGGCGCCGTGCTGCCCGCCGCCCAGGTGTTTGCGCGCAATGAAATCGAACCGCTTCAGGCGCGCCTTTCGGAGTTGAACTCATGGCTCGGGATGACGGTCATGCAGTTCAGGCCCTACGTTGTCGGCGTCGAGAAGGAGGACGATCGGTCCCCCCGCGCCCCACTCGCCTGACCGTCCGACGTTCAACGGCAACCGGCCCCGCAATGCGGGGTTTTTTTTGCGCCAACGCCCGACGATACCTGGTTAATGGGTGGCCGCCCAAGCCTCTTCGATCGCGCTGAACGTAATAGCCCTGACGTTGGAGCCGCCGAAATCGACCGGCTCATCGGTCCTTGGATACCCCATCCAGGATGAAGCCATCACCATGCGCAACATCTGCGGATCGTAGCGGCCGGTGGCCGCCAGTTCGTTCATGAGTTCTTCCTCGATCTGGTGTATGAGGCGCCAGGTCAGATGGCCAGCCGCGCGGTGGCGCGCGATGATCGACGGCAGGGCGGCATCGATCGCACATTTGGTGTCTTCGAGGGTGTCGAGCATGGGGCGTCCCTTTTTAAAAAGACTGTATGGATGTACAGTATTCTAGCCGGTTTCGTCCTTTGGCGCGCAGTCTTCCCCCCTCCACGCCTGCGCGCTAAATGTGCGAGAAAAGACTCGATCATGCGTCACCCCCTTGCGCCAGCGTTGGCGGGCCTCTGCGGACCGCTGGTAGGGCTTGGCGGGTGACGCAAAACGACGCACCTACGACGCACATTCGTGGCGACGTTGGACCGCCTCATCGGGTTTTGCTCAATCTCTGCGCAGGTTTGGGGAGGGGCTGGGAAAAACCTAACCTTCCTAACCGGGCCCGAAAATGGCGTTTAAGTCATTGATTTATATAAATAAAATAGGTTAGGTTTAAAACCTAACCTGACCTAACCTGAAACCTAACCACGCCGTAAGCCATTGATTTATATAGATATCTATTTTTTATAAGGTTAGGGTATAGAAACCTAACCGGGTTAGGCTTTGGTTAGGAAAAGGTTAGGTTTTCTGAAACCCTGGAAACCCGCATGAATAAAGGCTCTCCGGCCAATTCGCCATGTGCGGTTAGGAAGGTTAGTTTTTCCCCAGCCCCTCCCGAAATATTGGGAATGGCGGCTTTGCGGGCTGGCTGCAGATCTGCGCGCCTGTTCTGACCGCGCGTAGACGCTGGTGGCGTTGGCCAGATCTGCCACGCTGCTGCAGGTCGCTGCCGTGGCCCGGGCGGCCGCCGGCGGCGCCCTGGTGCGCGCGCCTGCAGGTGATCGTGGTGGACGTGGCCATGCCGGCGCGGCG